AGAGATGGCAGAGTGGTCGATTGCGGCGGTCTTGAAAACCGTTGAGGGTCACACCTCCGTGGGTTCGAATCCCTCTCTCTCCGCAAGATTGAGTCTAACTAATTGATAATCAATAAGTTAGACTCAATCTCATTTTAGGTGGTCGGACAAAATTCGGACACTAATTTTGAGATTCAACCATATTCATCAATCGTAACATTCTTAAAGTTTGCTAAGAATGTTAAAAAAATGTATTCTTCCAATTCGATCAACGAGGTATTGAAGTTCACCTATCCTAAATTGCATCATGGGAAATCATGGTATGTCGATTTTCTGAGCTACGATCCTGCGACGGCAAAGATGCGTCGGAAAAAATATATGCTCGATTCGATTCCCAAAATCACCGAGAGGCGGAAACGTGCCGCCGAAATGATCGATGCACTCATCCGTCAGCTCCGTTCCGGCTGGTCTCCGTGGGTCAACAAAACAGACAATCGAGGGTTCATCCTCCTTTCCGATGCTCTTGCAAAATACGCTGCAAGCGTTGAGCGAGTAGAACGAGCAAAAACGCGCAAAACCTACAGCTCAAAACTTACAATTTTACTCGAATATATCAACTCCCGATTACTACCCCCGAAATACGTATATCAATTCAATGCCTCCTTCATCAGTGACTTCCTCGATTACGTATATCTTGACCGCGAATGTAGCGCAAGAACACGCAACAATTATAGAGGTTGGTTATCGGCTGTTGCCGCCTTCTTCATGGAGCGTCAATACATCTCCTCAAATCCCGTGGAATTGATCAAGAACATTCCGGAGACTGCCAAAAAGCGGCAGCCGTTGACTCCGCAGATGCTTCACCAGTTGTCTGCATACCTTCTTGAGCATGACAAGATGTTTCTTTTGGCGTGCCGTATGGAGTATTACACGTTCATCCGCCCGGAAGAACTGTCACACATCCGTCTCCGAGATATCTCAATAAAGGAACAATCGGTGATAGTCCATGCTGATGTTTCAAAAAACAGACGTGATGGGAAAGTCGGACTCAATGAGTCAATCATCAGGCTCATGCTTGACCTTGACATCTTCTGTCATTCCGGCGATAGTTATCTCTTCGGTGCAAGGATGAAGACCTGCGAAAGGAAGGCAGACAGTGAGCAGTTCCGGCAAAGGTGGCTGTCTATCCGGAAGGCGTTGAACTGGGGAGACGAATATCAGTTTTACAGCTTGAAGGACTCCGGTATTCGTGACCTTGCAACCACTTCTGGCATCGTCATCGCGAGGGATCAGGCACGCCACACCGACATCTCCACCACTAACAGATATCTGAAGGGTGAAGATCTTCCCGTTCATAGCGAGACAAAAAACTTTAAAGGTATTCTCTAATACACATATATTTCCCCTTTAAACCGGTTAAACAAGTTAAACAAATTCTCATATCAATGATTAATTGCAAGTTGATATTTAAACAAATTGTTGAAATGTCGAGAATTTGTTGAAAATATTAAGGAAACATGGTAAAGAAATGACCGCCGACGTTCCTCCCGGAATGTCGGCGGTCGCCGTTTTTATGTCATTTAATGCTAAACTTGCTCTTTGTAGAATTCAACCATTTGATCAATCATCCAGTTGACTGTTCTTTTATAGCTGTTCTGGTTCTTATCAAGCTTGCTCATGGTGTTTGCCCAAAGAATCTGTTTACACTTCTCGAGGCATCCTATGACGGATTCCATTTCTTCCGTCTTCTCGAGTGTAAGGAGATAGCGGATATGTCCGTCAATTTCCCGGAACATTTCGTTCCTTTTCTCACACAGCTCCCTGTTCCTGGTTGCCTTCTCCACTCTTAGAGCGTGGATCTTCTCTTCAAATACATTCATTTTGATAAGGCTTTAAATGAATTATACATTATGTTGATGAACTCTATTGGGCACGAAAAAGGTTCCGCTCCCCATTGCCTTACACTCAGTCAGAGCAGCGGGCGCATTACACGCACCGCATGGGACGGAACCTAATGTCATTCCGCTCCCCATTGCGTTACACTCAGATTGAGCAGCGGGCGCATTACACGCACCGCATGGGACGGAACCTATATCGTAACTAACGGGCATAAAAAATGCCCGTCAGATATATTTGGCGGACTCAACCGCTCTGACTTTATGTAAGGCACTGCAAAGTTACGCATAAAATCCGGAACTGCAATAAAAATTTGAAAAATAATTAAAAAAAATCCCCTGACATCTGCCAAGGGATTCAAGAACTTTAATTTGTTTCTGAAGTAGCCGCCCTCACGGGCAATATCTTAAAATGCTGCCGCCTGCAGTTCCTCACTGAACTCCTTCACGGCGGCACTCAGTTTGTCGTATTGTTTCTGTCCGGCTTTTGCGACACCTGAAGTGTACTTTCTCATTAATGACGGATTTATTCCAGCACGTTCCGCCACTTTACTAACGTTCAGGAAATTGAAATAGTTGAAGAAAGACTTCATATCGTAATGATAGCAGAACTCAAGGTCAGGCAAACCAGATTTCAGTTCCTTGATTTCCCGGTAAGCCTCAAGCATATCGCCTATTGCAGCTCCTGCCGAATCTCCATAGCCGAGCAACGCGAAATCCTTGAATTCCTCCTTGACGTAGCAAGAGAAGTACCCATCTGAAGAAGTCTCAACAATAACATTCACTTTCATCTTATATTGTGTTTAGTGCCAATCATCTAAAAAACGAGGTTTTGAAGCCTCGTTTATCAACAATCCCCAAGAGCAGTCATATCCATGAAGCGCTCAGAAAGGAGAGGACTTGGTCCTCTCCTGAGATGGTTCAGAGACCCACCTCTTTTCTGATCTTGCGCTCCGTCAGCGGAGAAATCTCCTTGTTCCCGTGTCTTGGAATCGGGAAGTGTTTCCCATCGGGTGTCGACCAGATCTCATGGTTTGCGCCCTGCCTGACGAAGAAGCAACCGACAGAGGAAAGTTCCTCAATTAGATCTCGGTACTTCATGAAACAAAATTTAAAAGTTCTCTTGTTGATTATTCAACACTGCAAAGGTAGCAAAAATGTTCCATATATACAAATATTTTTTACTAAAATTTTTGAAGAAAGATATAATTTATAGTCAAAGCAGCTCATAAAAATAACCGGTCAACAGGCGGTCAAGACCGTCAGGTTTGCCCGTCGCTTCTATCTTGTGGCAGACGAAACGTTTGTTCCGGATCATGAATATTGACGATACATCCGGAATAGTGTCAGACAGGAATTTGATAGCCATGCGCGCCCCTGTGTTTATCTTCATCGCTCCGGAGAGAGATGAAGATGCCAGAGTCTTCAGCCCCTCGATATCGATAAGCGACAGGCTCATGCCCTTCCCATATTTCATTACCTGACCATTCGCAAAACTCATCTCCATGCGCTCCACCGTGATAGGCTTCGGCAGCTTGACGGTGAATTTATTACCCTTCGGGTTCGTAACCTCCTGCGTCGCCCAGTCACCATTGTTGGCAATGGCGATATACATTGTCTCGATATTGTCCCCAGCCTCCGGCTCCTCCTCCCCGGCAATGACAGCCTCGATGTCAAGTCCTGCGGTATCCGAGCCGAGCGCACCGGCATCTGCAGCGCAATCCGCCCCGGGAGCCTCCAGGATCTCCCCGAAATACTCCATCTCGGCATCTTGCGACCCTGTCCCGTCATATTGCTTCACGCCCACCACCGTCAGGGCGCACGGCACTATCTTGATCTCAATCTCCGGATCCGTGTCCTCATTGTCACCGGTCATCCGCGGGCGACACATGTCGACCTCCAGGAAACCCGGCGCGTGACTTGTCATCCCCTCCTGATAGATGAAATGCCTGCCGTCGCTGCATCTCCAGACGCAATTCTTCCCCAGCTTGTCCCGGTTAATCTTCGCCCACTCAAACAATCCTTGGCTTGATCCCGTATCGATGATCGAGGCATTATTTGTGACAGACTCCGGCAACAGATAGTCAGAGCCGAAATCAGCGTCAAACCCCACACTGTCGTTGGTTATATCCGGCAGCTCGTCGCTATCCATTTCCGACGAGAACTCATCGGCAACATCCGAGATCACTGTCTGCTGCACGATTGACCCGTAATACTGCCCGAGGCTGACAAGCCTCATGCGCCTCTCCGTATAGTCCACCATGGTGACAAGCCCGAAGGTCTGCTCAATCTGCGACCACCACTCATTCACGGTCCAATGCGGCAGAGACCTCGCGCAAAGGATAGAGGACGTGGCGGTCGCCACGAATATCTTCCGGAAAAATTCATTTGTGTACAAACCGTTCTCCTCCGGATCCAGAGTGAACCCGGTAGCCTTGGCTACAAACTCCGCCATCTTCCAGAGATAGGGCTGTATCACCATGTTCCAGTCCTGGATATAGTTGCTCTCATTTGATGTCGGTCTGTTAAGGATCTCATCCGTAGAGCTGTTGAGAATAGGGTATGCCACCCACGGATACTTGCTGCCATAGACATTCCCGAGCCATGTGTTGATGTTGTTGACAAAAGGATAATAGAAGGCATCCTCGTCAAGGCAGCGCAGATACACGTTGTTGACCGACACGTTACCGCGCTCATCCTCCGGAATCGTATATAACCCGAAATCCCCGGTCTCCGTTTTCCATCCGTATGCCGACCAATCGGGCCACGTCACCTCATACCAGTTCCCCATGTCAAGCTCGTCGACATAGAGCTTGTCAGCCTTATTACCGAAGTTATACGCCGCACCCTCGCTAAGCAACTGCACCTTAACCGACTTATCAGATATTGAAGTTATATGAGCCTCGCCGACGATTACCGGCTGGTTATCCACAATCAGCCGGGCGGCATAACGCTTTGATTCCTTCGTCACATCGATACGGTTGATGTGCCCGAAAATCCTGAGATTTTCCTGTACGTCAAGCGGCAGATCCACGTCATACGTATATGACGCGGATTTTGTGAAATAAGGATTCTCTGCAGTCACCTTTATACTCATATCCTTATTCGGGATTGCTCTCATCCCATCGAGATACAATTCAATCATCTTCTCGGATTTTTTAGCAACTTTTGATAACTTGTATATTTCTTATGCAATCCTCTCTCCCCGTCCAAGATAACATCTGCGACAATCCCATCTTCAAGGATATTTGCAAGCCTATCGATAGGGGTTGTATCAATATTATTCTGCATAACATTAACCGGGCGTTCCGTCTGATGAACGACTTCCCCTCTCGCGCTTACCCCTGCTCCCTGTCCTAATGCTATGCTCACATCTTCGGCAGTCAGGGATGCAACGGTATTATTCCGTTGAGCGAAATCAATCATTCTGAAGAGTGGCGACAGCTCCGGGTTATTGACAGCCTTATGGTTGGCAATAAACTCACCCTCATGAACCACCCCTGCTTCCTTCCGGTAGCGATTACCTCCTGTAAAACCACCCTCATAATAACCGGCAGACTGCGCCTCATGCTGTTTCTTAATCGTAGCTACCTGTATGGCACCTTGCGCCACGGCAAGCCCGGCAAGAACCGGAGGCATGAACACGTTAGCCGGAGGCGGCATTGTTAGACCTGCCTGATATCCTAAGATCGCATTTATAGCCGTCTGTGCAAGAGCCTGTGCAATCTGCATCTTCATTGCCCGGTCATTATACTTCTTCTTGAGCTTCGCAATCTCTTCCTCCTTTTGCTTCTCCAGTTTCTCCTTTTTCTTCGAGTTCTTCCCGGCTGCCTCGATCTCACGGTCATAACGTTCCTCGACCTTGGCAATCTCAATATCTCTCTGTGCATTGGCATAATTAGTATATTGAGATACGATTGTTGCGACAACAGCCATAGACTCCTGAGCAAGTTTCCCCAGGTTCTCAAAAGGATTCTCACCGTTGGCAATATCATCCATGAGCTTCTGCCAAGTCTCATGTATCTGTATGGCTGCATTACCGAAATTGTCGGTACTGTTCGCCATTATCCTTTTAGCTTCCTCATGATCTCCCTCGATGCTCTTCTTACGCTCCTCATTCTCCTGCTCCCGACCCTTCTTCCGGATCTTATCGACTGCATCCTGATACTGCTGCTCCGTGATGAGCTTTGCATCATGGAGTTGCTTAAGCATCTGGAGTTCCATATCGATCTGCTTCTGGATGGATCCTTTCCGGATTTCCTGAACAAACCACTCGTAAGCCTTCGCCATCTCCTCACGCTTATGCTCGCGGTCTTCCTCCATCCGTTTCTCAATCTCCAGTTCCGCAGCCTTGCGCTCCTCCGCACCCAGTCGGTACAGGTCACGTTTCTTAGTCAGATACTTAACATCCTCCTCGAACATTGCCTGATAATACAACTGCTGATTACCATAATTTTTAGATGATGGATCAAATAGGTCATCAGTCAGCTTCTCCACCGTCTGTTTATGGTTTCTCTCAATCCACTCCAGAGCGTTCTTGCGTGTCTCTGACGCTGCCTTTAGGGCAGTGTCTGCCTCCTCTTTTAACAGGGCTGCATACTCTGATGAGTCCATTTTGTCAGCATCCTCATACACCTTTTTCCGGTCAGCCAAATAAGAAGAATCAAGATCTTTCTTTGTCTTGAGATACTCAAGATAAAACTTGGATCCTGTAGCGTATGCCGCAAGATTCTGAGCCTGCTCCATATCATAATTAGCCTTAAGATCCGTGAGACGTTTCCGGAATGCCTCCTTCTCCTCCTTCTCTCGCTTCTTACGTTCCGCCTCCAGCTTCTTGCTCTCCTCGTCGGATTGAGGCGGAGTATAGTCTGAAGTTGTTCCCGGAGATTCCGGATCTGTTGCTTTTGCAACATTCGTGAATGCTTCTGCCACCTGATTTGCCGATAGACCGGCATTTCTGATTATCTCAGTATTTGCATCATCTATCTTTTTAATATCCTCCTCAATCTTCTTTAGGGTTTCCCTCGCTTCATCCTCCTTCTTCGATGCCTTTCCATACGACATATTTACCGGGACCGGCGATGTGTATAATCCTCCGGCGGCTGATGCAGCTTCACGGTCAACCTTATCCGCGTTCATTCTTTTCATTGTGGCATCCTCGACCTCCTTCATCGCCTTAGTCCTTTCAGCCTCCAAATCAAGTTTCTTTGACGCATTCTCCGTCAATTTCCCTATTGCTGCCCTTGCAGTGGCTGCTTTCAGTATGGATTTTGTCAACTCCTCATATTGGAGAGTCGCCCTACCCAACGCAATATCTTCAGCCGTAAGATTCTCAAAATACTTAGGGTATTGCTTAATGAGTTCTGCGGCTGCTTTCTTCCTCTCCTCCATCGAACTTTTCTCGTGTCTCGCGGCATTATACAACGTATCCAATGCCCGTTTCTGAGCATTATAATTCCTCTCTGCATCTGCCGTATAATCCCTAAGTTCCTTTGCTCGTTGCGCCTCCGCCGCCTGTAATTCCTGTTGCGCCTCCTTCGCCTTGATTGTATTCCGGATATACATGGTCATTGCTGCCGTTACTGCTGTGACTCCTGCAATAACCAAACCAAATGGAGACATTTTAATTGTATCACTGAATAAGATCCATGCAATACGGGCATCTGTGATGCGCCCGGTACATAGGTGTATCGCCGCCGCCAACAGATATTTACCTGCTGTCAGTGTTTTAGTCCATAATGTTGCTGCAATTTCCGCTACAGTCTCTGCCTTCGTTGCTAATGTCGCTAACTTCATTGTCACGACATAACTTGCCATTGCAGCCGTCGTTGTAATGATCACACCTTTGTATTCGATAACAAAGTTAACCAAAGTCGCAATCGTGCGCATCAATAGTGATGTTCCGGATATGGCATATTTCATGACAGGCTCCAGTTTGCTGCCCAAATCAACTATCAGTTCATCAAAACTCTTCTTAGCTTTGTCAAACCCGGCTTGTACCGTATTATTCTGCACGTTAAACTCCTCCGTCGCAGATGTTGCCTCTCTGAATGACTCTTTAGCCTCTTTCATTCTGGTCTCAAGTAATCCGGCTTTCCCTGCAAGGGTCATGAAGGTGGTTGTCACTCCTGCACCTGATGCGCCAAGATCCTTTAGGGTAGCTGCAATCTGATTAGTGTTCATCCTTTCAAGGGCACCGACAAACATCATCAGACCATCCGTTGATGATCTTTTCAGGGCTTTGTTAAATTCCTCGATGTCAAGACCTGCCTTCTTTGCAAAATTATCAGAGTCGGCATACATTTTTGTTATCATCTCCTTTACTGCGGTGGATGCGATTTCTGCCGTCACCATCTGGTCATCCATGAGGGCACCGAAAGCAAGCATCTCATCGACGGTCATACCGGTCTGCTTCGCAACCGCACCCATGCGAGCCGCGAAGTCAACCAAGGAAGGGGCTGACGCTGCGCAATTCTGCGACATGGTATTTATCGCAGATCCGACAGCAAGCATCGACCTTTCCGTGCCCATTTTATCCTCCAGCTCGAATATCCCTGCTAACTGTGAGATTGTCTGTGGAGCGTCCTCGCCTATCTCGTCCATTGCAACCTTTATGATATTTCCCGCTCTGACAAACTCCATGACAGACTCAACGGTATTCTTACCGAGTCGTCCGGCTGCAGATGCCAAGTCATTCAGTTCCTCGCGTGATGTGCGTGTATCCAACTTCTTGAACTCATCATTAAGTAGCTCCACTTCCTCACGGGTCATGCCTGTGTACTTCTGTGTATCTGCAAGAGCGGAGTCCATGTCGGCATAAGCCTGCACAGCCGCTTTTCCTGCAACTACAACTCCGGTCAGTGCTGCCGCACCTGTCAACAACAGTTCGCCCCAATCGTCAAACTTTTCGCGGAGATTGTCAAGCCAAGACTCTTCAACCTCCATTTCACCGTTGATGCCCTCCAGTTCCTCCTTCACCTGCTTCAGTTGCTCGCAATAGTCATCCCATTGCTTACTCCCTCTCTCTACCGCTCCCGATTCCAGCTCATCATTTATGCGCTTGATTGTCTCGTGTAGTTCCTTAGGGGTAGCCTTGTCAAGATTATCCATGACATGACGGATGTTCTGCGCATTTGTGCGCAGCCCTGTCATCTCACAGTTTACGTCAACAATCTCTTTGCGGGCTTTTTCCATCCCGGCAGTGTCGCCATTCTTAAAACATTCATTGTAAGTCCTTTTGAGGTCATTCGCTTTATTCTGCAACTCTTCAAGTTTATCATTAATCTCTTGAGTGCTCAACTCCGGAGGTTGAAAACTCATAGCCTCGCGAATCTCCTCCAGTTTCTTTTTTGCAGTGTCGGCATACTTTGCATACGTCTCCCACTGCTGACCGCCGACTTCGATAAGCCCGGACTCCATCTCGGCATTGATTCGCCGGATAACATCCTGCAACTCCTTAGGTGATGCGTTGTCAATATCATCCATGACAGCCTGTATATTCTGGGCATTAGTGCGCAGGTCAACAAGTTCCTTGCTGACCTCGTTGAGCTCCTGTTTAGCTGCCTCCATCCCGGCGAAATCTCCCTTAGCAAAACAATCGTTATACTGTTGTTTCAAGTCCTTCACCTTATCCTGCAGTGCATCAATCTTATCAAGTGTTTCCTGTGGTGTCAGTTCCGGAGCCTGAAAACTCATCTCTCCCCTTACCTTAGCATATTCCTCTTTAGCATCCCTGAGGATCTTAGTCAGAATCTTCCATTGCTCACTCCCTCGCTCCACAGCTCCCGACTGTAGTTCCCGGTTAACCATCCTGACCACATTGTTCAGTTCCCTTGGAGATGCCGAGTCCATACGTGACATCACATCATTGATATATTCGCCACGTGTCTGCAACTGTTCAATCTGACGGTTCACGCTATTCAGCTGCTTCATGGCAGCGTTCATTCCGTCGAAATCCTGATTCTTAAAACATTCGCTATACTGCTGCCGAAGATCCTTTGCCTGAGTTTTAAGGTCGTCCAGTTCCTTCTTCGCATCCTCGGCATTTATCGTCACATTGACTTCCGCAGTCTGTTGTATTGTGCTCATAATCTTGCAATTTATTTGCCAAAGCTACAAGACATCAGCCGCATATAAAAAGACGGCAGGACATCAGTCCTACCGTCTTAATCATCGTTTCTTATACCTCTTATATCCGAGATACACTAATAAGATTAGTATTGTCGCCACGCCGGAATACATCAATAGTTTCTGCCACCAATACAGCACATTGACCTCCTTTGTCTCTGTCACCTTATAAGGTTTCGGCACCTTCTTTGCGACCTCCTTAACTACGGTGTCATGCACCTCGCGGATTGTCTCATTAAACAACGTTTGCTTAATGAATACCGTGTCGCCCTTTACAAAAACAAACTCTTTGTCAGTCTCCTTTACGGTGTCAATCCTTGTCTTGACAACTGTATCATTTTTTGTTGTCGTAGTCTCCACCGGGACATACTGCGTGGTCTTGCATGATGCAAGTACAAATAAAATCAGAACAAAAGTCAATACTCTCATAATTTTTCGCTAAATTTGTGATGTCATAGATAAAATTAGTGTAAAATTAAAAACTCGCTTGACTCCGGCATAATTGTCGGAGTTTTTCATTATCTTTGCAGTGAAATTCAACATATTTCATAACTTGTTTTTAATACGTTAAGCTGCACTGTGTTAAGTGCGGCTTTTCTTATTCCCGAAACCTCACAACCGTACCCTTCCGGTCATTCAGCCGTAGCCATCCGTACCCGATGGCGTTGAGCCGTCTCAACCAGCCATCTCGGAAACGCTTCTGACTCGGAGTTTTCTTGACGATATTCTCAATGAACGCCACTCTCCGTTTTTTGATCGCTTCAAAGAGTTGCTGCGGATTAGCTGCATTTAGTGCCGCCAAAGTCTTTGGTCCGACAATCCCGTCAGCCTTAACGCCAAGAATCTGCTGCGGAATTTTGATGCCGTTCGCACCACTCGCCCACACCCAATCCACAAGAATGTTAGCCAAAGACTGTGATTTGATTTGGTCAGCCTTCCACCTATTCCAATAGTGAGGACGAAGCACGCGGTCGGTCACATCGCGGTCAGTCAAAAGTTTGAGGTCGTCAACGTCAATGTCGCCATCGCCGTCCTTGTCATAACCTACCTTGCGCCACGTTGCAATCGTGACTCCCTTGTTGGTTGCGCCGCCACGGTCAAGAGGGTCATTGACAAAGCCACCCTCAAAAGAGAGGATGAAACGTGATAGGATGTTTATATCAGCCATCATTCCGGTGATTTGAAATTTTCTGAAACAAGTTTTGAGTTTGGCGGTATGCGTCCTTCGGGGTCTCGGCATACTGACTTCTCACATCTCCAACGCTTGTAATACTCCTTCTTGATGCGCTCGTTATCACGCTCCTCCGTCAGATGCGTGATGCGCTCATTCGCCCGATTAAGCTCTGTCTGTGACTCATACACATCATCCGTCAACTTCCTGATGCGCTCGGTCTTATCCGTCAGAGCATGGTTAAGTTCCGATATACGCTGCGAGTGCTCTATCTCGGTCTTGTCGTTGTTGGCAATGATGGTGTGCAGAGCCGTGATACGCTCCTCGTAAGCCGTAGCCATTGCATCGTAGGCATCCGATTTTGCCTTGATGCGCCCCGACTTGGTAAACATCCCCAAGCCGATACCCCCGACAATGCCGCCGAGGGTCTGAACAAGCTGAATCCAATCTATTTCCATCTTCGTTTCAGTTTTTTGGTTAAACTTGGTACCCACGGAGAGCGCAAACCCTCCGTGGGTTGATTAAGGTGGTCAGCTACCGAAATCCGTCAGCATGATTCTCTGTGCAGATACTGTTACCGTGTCTGCTGATTCTCCGGTTGACAGTCTCACGACATAGATTCCCTTAGCCTCGGCACCACTCGGCAATGCCAGGAAGGACACATGATCCCAAGTCTGTGCAAGACTCTTATACTGGTTACTCAAGACGAGAAACCTGTACTGTTGGGTAGATAAAGCAATACCCTTGACATTGATGTACCATTGGTTCGCAAATGAATGCTGTGAATCTCCCAACAGGAATCCTGGCGGTACGTCCTTCAGGTACTTCTTTGCAAAATCCACAACAGTCATTGATGATTTTGGCTCCTCCTTATTTGTAAGGCTGATGAAATTATAGGTTCTGCCCTGCACACGCTTGAAATCCCCATTACTGTTGAATCCAAGCAGATACAATCCGGCATCCTTCATATAGCCTAACGGGCGCGACTTCGCGAAGTCGCCAAGTTTGATTGACTCGCTCATGCCGCCACCTCCTTTCTATTTGCTACATGGTAGTTGTCGTGACCTTCCGCCACGATGTTAGATTGGCTCCAATCTTCATCCGAAATGCCAATTCCATACCATCCGAAATCACAAACTGCAATGTCCGACCATTTACCGCTGGCGGCACAATAAGTACTCCATACTTGTTTGTCGTCGGAGTGTCTGTCGGTATTTTCGGATCCAAGTAATACAGTCCCGGCTCCAAAATATTGTTCAGGCTTGCGCTCGGAGCAGTCCCTCGCGAAAACGGAATCAGCGTCAGCAATAACGACTTCAGCATCGCCCCTGTTATAATCCTTCCTGCCATCACGCTGCCCTCCTCCTTTCTTGGGAGTTACGAACAAATTGCAACCATTTGAAAGTGAGAGCATTACCCCCCCCGATTCGGACGCAGAGAAATCATACTCCCAAACGGTTGAGCCTTCGGGAATTGCAGCATCAAAAGCTAAGTCGCCCAACGTAATACCGCCGTCAGCCTTTACGAAGATTTTGCGGTAAGACTCATGCACATCAATTCTGAATCCGACATTCTCGGTTCGGATAATCCTCATCTTTATATTAGACGTAATTCCTGTGAGAGCCTTGACAACAGGACGAGTATATGCTTGATTCGCATATCTTACCCCAATAGCGAATACATGATAATTCGGTGTGCCGCTCCATCCGCCACTTGTGACATGCAATATGCCCCCGAATATCTCTGGAGACTCTCCCTTGGCAACTGTTATCCATCCTTTGTTTGATGTGCTGGAGATATACTCTCTTGCTACATCTTGATTCACAAGAGCGTCACGCGAAATCCTCTTTCCGCCACCTCCGGAGTCAATAGCAAGGAGCGTATCGCCATCCGAAAGAGTTGTCACTTTTGGCAGAGCGTTCAATTCCTTTCCTTCCATATTATAAAGTATTAGTTATTATTATTCAAGATTCTACAACTTCGACAGCTTTCCCGTCAAGAGGCGTTACAGCCCAGACACCACATCCCATATCCTTGTCCCAGTATCCTACCAGCTCCAGATACCTTGCCCCATATTCTCCGGCTCCCATTACTCTCAGACCTGGTCCCTTCATCCACAGATAACTTGGCGGACTTGCATAACATGCATCCCCTTGCACTGCTGTCAATATCAGATCCTCTGCCGCCATCTTAGTGCCTCCAGGGTTCAAGATCTTGATTGTTATTACTCTCCCCTCCTCGATTTTCGGTAGAAATATCGACGATCGGTTCAAGACAAACGAACCATTGATATATTTTGCATTATCTGCAGTTGACACCTTCATCCACATCTCCGTTGCCGTCAGTGTGCCGGTCACCGTCACATCCTTAAACACACCCTTGTTGCATTCGACGGTTCCTCCGGATGCGCGGAAAACGACATTACCCTTATCATCCTGCATGATGATACCCTCGGCGATAAGATTCTTTATTACCGCGAGATCCGCGAGGATAAGCCCAGTGGCAATAACCTCTATACGCTCAGATCCTACCAGATAACCGCTATACCGGTTTTCTGAAGGGATAGATCCATGCGCCTTAGAACACTCCTTAATACACCGATAATACTTATTACCCTCATCAGTCTTGACAAACACAATATCCGTATAAGGGTCATTTGCCCCTGTGCCCGGATACATCCTGTCGTTATCCGCCATATCAAGCCAATAGCGTATTCTTGTCGGCTGATACGTCTTCCCATCCTTACCATCCGTGCCCGGTTTACCGTCAGTGCCGTCAACGATTGTGCGGAATGGGAAAGAGCAATCAAAAATCTTGCCGTCGAGAGTCGCCGTAAATGTTATTGTCGTATTTATCACCGCATTTGCCGACAGGAACAATGTAAACTTACGTCGTGTCTTATCCTCCGAAAGAGAAGACACCGCTGTAAGCTCCGATGTCAGTCCTGACAACCCGGACGTGATCAGATTGCCGTCATCAGGATTGGCGTAGTCTATATGATCAGAGCCACGGTAAAAATCTACATAGACATCAAACCGCTGAGCCTTGTCACTCCTCTTTGCAGTGATGCCGTTTGGAGAGATGATCATGCTCACCCCTCCCGGACCCGGATCTCCGTCCTTCGCAACCCGTCGAAATGTAACCTTAACAACCTTTGACGCATTCATGTTATGACGCTTGATTAAGAGTACAAGACACAACAAAATTATAATCCCCGTCACCACCGTGGTCGAGTAGATCCTGAACGGTAATCTTATATTTCTTTGTCGCCTGGTCTACATTTATTGTCATCAGATTGACTCCGGCTGCATTCACCAGAACCGCCGGATGCCACGTTTCCGTGCCCGACAGGTTACTGTTAAGTTCCCCCCTGACAACCAGCTTAGGAGCAAACAGCAAATAAGCGGTAGGATCCATGTCACTGTCAAGATTAAGATCATTGGTAGTCTTTGGCGTTGCTGCCGCAGACTCCGCAAACTGAGTGCCAATAAGTATATCCAACGGGTCAGATCTATCCATCACATCCTGAGCGTCCTGATACTCATTCCCATTTCTGGTGACCGTCAACCGGAATACAGAATAAGTGTTGACGCTCGCCTCCGTCACCGTCAGAGTGTTTCCGGATGTGGCGATAGACTTCCACACACCATCAACCAACTGATCCCAACGGCACTCATTAGCCGCCGGAGTTATCCAGCCGGCTTGATCAAAAAACTGAGCCTTGAGGATGCAAGAACCATTCTTCTCATCGATGGTGAAATACTTCTTGTCTCCGGCTACAATCATAGCCTTGCCGGCAGAATTTGCGTCATGAGGCTTGCAAGAATATCGATGAGGCACAACGACAAATTCCTTTTTGTCGTTGGCATCCATAAACGCCTTAGCAATAATATCAAACCCGTTACCGCCGTTAAGACTCACCAGGTTATTAATGACCGTCAGATTCCCGTCCTCAATCTGGAAAAGATTTGTAAACCCTGGAGTAGTACATGGTTCCGGATTCCCGGTGCCGAACGTCAATGTAGTTCCGGCGACAGAATACTCCACAGATGCAGGAGTGGCGGCATTGGTTGATCGCGAGCTTGAGATCTCAAGATACATAGCCTGTTTATTACCAGGCTGTGACCAATCAGGATAACACTTAGTCGGATTAGTCGGAGAACCGTCATACTCCTGATACAGATCCCCTGCATCCGAGGTGAAGATACCGGAATACACACCACCTTTAGATCTGAAGGTAATGCGCCGGAATGCTGAAGCTGATAACTGATTCATTTATCAGCCTCCTCCGTTGGCTCCTCAATTTCCGCAGGTTCCTCAATCTCCACGAAGGTTTCAGGCTCCGGCTCCTTACCCTCATTCATGTCCATGCGGAAATCCGGATCTCCGTTCTGCGACTTGAGTACCTGATCCTGGTTATACACACGTCCACCGATATGAGTAATAGCCTCGTCAGCCGTCATCTCCGCACCCTCCGAAGAGCGCGACAACATACGAGCCAGACGGTTAGCCACCGTCGGCAACACCATATACCAGCCGTCAGGATGACGGTAAGCCTTGTGAGTTACATTCAACTTAGCCGCCCACTCCGGCGAGATCTTGTAATATTTCGGTTCCATATTGCAATATATAAGTTAGATTAATAGTTAGGATTAGAACTTTTGGGAAGTCATCTTATAAGTAATATCTTGCCGTCATTATCGATGAGCCAGTCACCATTGTCAAGCTCGGCAGAGCACCAGCCTCCCCGGTCAACCACGTCAAGCCCCAACTCCATAGCTGCACCGAGAGATGCTATATTGATAGTAGCCGGAGATCCTGATGCTATCTTAGCATTATTATTGCCATACCAACTGATATCAAGCTCCGACAGATCCGTGATGTCACCCTTTGCAGTCTTGATGTTAACACTTCGTTGTATCGACTTCGCATCAGCAAGTATCTCACCATTCTCACGGATATATGTCTCAAACCCCGGTAACTGCCTTGTGTGACTTCCGGCACGCTCAATCACCACATTCTTGCCGTTGACATTGACAGTCGCCACACACTTAAAGATTAGATGATCCTGCATAACCTTCCTGTCAATGGTAAGTTTCCCGGTTGCTGCGTCCACCTTCATCGCCCAATCATAATGAGACTGACCGACATCCGCCCAAGTGCTATCGTGAAAAGCCTGCCATTTGTAAGTTGCAGGATAAGTGTCCGGGACAACCTTTGGAGTGACTGAAAAAAACTGAGGATCCTCCCACGGATTATAATGCGACTGCATACTGTTGTCAAACATCAGCTCCGGAATGACGACAACCGCATTAGTCCTGGCTTGAAAAGACACCTTTACACGTCTCGGAGTACCGACATTAAGAGTAGCCGTAAAGATATACGTCACCGGATTATCAGGATGCACATTCTCACGAATAATGATTTGCCCATAAGTGGCACTCCCCAAAGTCGTATCAATCTCATAACGGTCATATTTTGTACCATCAGGCGCAGTAACCTGTGGAGCCGACGCATCAATCTCCGTGCCGGAGGTCAGTCCTCCCGAAGTACTGGAGTCAAGCCTATACCAATGCCCGTCAGTCAGCAGCTTCGCGGCATTATCAAGCCTCTCCCCCGTCGTCTTGATGACATATCCGATTATCGGAGTCAGTATCTTAGGCGATACAGTCCTGTCCGGGAAATACTGCCCGGTAGCAGTATTATACGACTGTATCGATATATCATCAACCCCGGTTTCCATGGATGCAAAAACCTTAGGTTCCGACTTGATTCTATTGATTTTTTGAGTAATCATATACTGATTCTTTTGCTTGCTACAAGTTTCTTGCCTTTAAGCTCCACGATCTCACCGGTATCTGCAATAATCGACGCCGTTACCGTAAATATGCACGTCTCCGGCGGTTTCCCGAACGCATAATTCATATCCGATTTGAGGAGCGTCATCGTCCTCATGCCGCAGTTGGCATGAGCCTTATCCCAGAGGTCATCAGATGCCTTATCTTGTACCCCCTCATGGATTGTCTCACGGGTCCAATCCCAGCAGATACGCAAGCTGTCCGATATATCCTGGTTAAGTATCGATGCAGATGCCTCGATGGTAATCCTTGGGTCATCCACGTCAACAGCATCGCAATCAGTGACCAGAGTCACCATCATATCCGGATTTCCCAAAAACAGATCCCAATCAGGAGAGTCCAAGTTAGGCGGCTCCTTGGTCCCGTTAACGTTGCATAGCCACTGACAGCCATAATACAGCACACAGCTCCGCTCACGCTTCCCGGTCTCCTCCCGGATTGTTGTTCCGTTAAAATACCTCTCAAGATTCGACCAGACACCACGCCACGTTATCACGACACCGCTCTCATCAACCCAGCCGTCAGGCATAACCTTATCTATGAGTGCAAGCATATCGACGAGCAGACCACCTACCTTAACGGCAGTGTTCTCACTCTCCAGCACCGCATCACGGATCTGCTCCGCAGTCGCCATCATCTTTGCATAATCACCCATAGACAAACTTATTTGATGCAAATATAGACAGCTCCGGCGGTGCGAAAAAAGACATCATTTAACCACCTCACGAGTGTCGGAAAGCGCATTTGCAATCACCATCCCGGCTTGCTCCCCGGTAATCCTGGCAAGTTCCTCCTTAAGCACCATGACCGACCGGAAATATTTCGAGCTGAACCAATCCCTACGCTTGCGCGGCTTACCGCTCGTCATGTGACCGCCCCATGCCGGACCAACCCGGCGACGTTTGTCAAGTCTGTGCTGCTTACGATACTCCTTATCCAAAAACTTAAGATCCCCTCCGTTATCCTTAGCATACCCCTTACCGGTACCCATAGCGACATAAGCCCCATACTCCACAAACCGGAACTTAATAGTCTTGCCTCCGGAGGCGTTATGTATCGCCGACGAAAACGACTCATGCAATTGACCTGTGCGAAGGATGCGCAGTCTCTCGATACGATCCTGCCAAATTTGAACCATCATCGGACGCCACCCGTCATCTACATAGTCATCAATTTTTTGTGCTAAATCTCTATCCATTCGCTCTCATCATAAACAAGATCCGTCGGCTCTGCGACATCAATCATAAAATATAAGCCCGTACATCCGCTAAGCGTGTACTCCCCGAACTCCCGACTAAGGATGTTGTCAGTCTGGAGATAGATAAGGTCATTAGATAGATTATGTTCGTCTACAAGCATCCTCGATGCAATCTGCCGGAACAGTTCACGACAAATATCCATCTTAGCTGCCCTGTCCTTCATATCCTTCATCCTGTATCGATGCAAAAGGAATACCGTCATAGTGCGGTTCTTGAACCAACCGCCACTCCTACCCCTGAAGAGAGTGCCGTCATTGGTATCATCTACACAGAAAAACGCCTGTTCCGTCCGGAAATTCGCAATCGGTCCCTGAAGATTTTCCGCTCCGGAACAGGTGCAGAAATGAAACTTATGCTCCTGCGCGAACTTATTCCGGCGGCAAATCCCCTCAAAATAACCCTCTATGTCAAAATACGATTTCGCATCCATAAATTACCTCCTTGCCCTCTGTCTTCTAATCTCGTCCGCCTCCTTCGACTTATAATCAAGCTCCGTCAGCGCACGCCAGCAATCAATACTCATAATCTTATCCTCCTTGGTAACATCCCCACCCGTCAGGATCCTAATCTGATTATTCATCAGCTCCATCATGTTAGGACGTTCACCTCCGGAAGACTGGCGAAACAGGTTCCGGAACTGCCTTGCAAAAAGAGCCTTAAGCCCGATAAGCCACTTGCAGATATTGATTGCGCGAACAGTGCCTATCTCCTCCGGCTGCGACACACCAGGATAAAGCAACCTCTCAATCTGCTTGAGAGCAGCAACATTTTTAGTAGCCACAAAACCCTGATAATAATTCTCGATCATCAGGTAAGTCTTAAAAGATACCTCATGAAGTTGAGCATTGACAGCAGCCACACCGTCAATCTCCGCCAACCGGACAGGATTGACAGGCTCCGTATCAATCCAACTGACATGATCCAGCCACACCGCAACCATTTCCGGAGATACCCAGATGACAAACGTCCTTACTGTATCATCCGGACATTTAGCACGCACAAGCGCCCGACGCTTACCCTCATTAGTCACCAATGGCAATCTCCGGAAGGTAATCCCACCGAGATTGCAGATAAGCCGGAACTTAAGTTCATCCCCCGAATACTGCGCAAGACAATCCAGAACCACCGGCAGATCCTCCGCCGACAGCTCCTCCCAACCGCGAGGGATGGTAATGTCAACCGTGTTACGCCCCTCAGAAAAAGTAGCACGAACTATCCTCTCTATTTTCATATCGTTTGTGGTGATTAGCTACATACGCCGAACTGATTGCGTAGGTATGGAACAATTTAGCAAATTTATCAAGGAAACCTATCAGCTTCAACTCAGCCCTTTTTGCAGCCTTAAAATCACGATTAAAATATGTTTTTGCGAAATTAAGGATATAATGTTTTAGCCGTGCATGGGGCATACTGTTTCTTGCCCTTTCCAAAATCACAAGCTCTTCATAAAACTCCGGAGACAATATTCTATTCAATTCAATCTCTGTATCCGTTATCAACGGAGCAGCCCTCTCCAGATCCTCACGACCTCCCGGTAAAACCATATCAAGTATCTTCACAGTTATGCCCAACTCTCGGCAAGTATCAGACCCATTCCAAAACAGGGAATTTATCAATTCCTTCGCCTGGTCCGTATCAGCCCAACCGTCAACCTTGCGAAGCTCGGAAATGAGGTCATCAAGAGCCTTGTCGCGCTCCAGCCTTACAATCGTCTGGTAAACCCTAACCCTATCCCTGGATGCCGGGGCGACATTATTATTGCGGACTACCCCGAAACCTGTAGGAGTCAGCACAAGATCCAAGCCCGGTATCGCGTCAAAAAATGCGGCAAGACAAATATACCGTTTGATCATCCCGACAAGACCAGGAAACTCATCCTGATGCTTGTCAATCCTATCAAAGATATCAGACCTTATAATATCATCCATTATCTTCTCTGTATATCTCCATAGGTATGAATACATCATCTCAATAATCCCGTAGCCTTCCGGATTCTGCGCCGCCGGAACATACTTATAAAAATCCTGCTCTGTTATCTCCATCAATTCTAATTTTTTTAATTCTAAATTCTCAATTCGTTGATACTTTCTCCGCATCCGAGTGTTTGTCGAGAGTCGTCAGGAGTATCAACGGTACCTCACATTTGACCTTATCCTCCCAACGGTTGAAATATATAACCACATCATGAACCTTCTGGAGCATATCACGAAATGCGGTCTCGATGCTCTGCTTCAGCGTGAAAAGCTCCCTTTTGTCAGATCCTGAATTATTACTCTGGCTCTTCCCCGGATTAGCACCCACCAAGTTAGGGTGAATGTTAGTGCCGTAGCACATCATATTTGCAGCTTCCGATATGTCGTCTGACCAGTCGCCGCCCTCCTTGCCGGAGTCAACAACCGTAATCCTTATCATGTGCTGCTCATGACCATCAGGCGAAGTATAGCACCCCGAAATCCACATCTTACCGGAGTTCTCTATTCCCGTGACAAACTTACGGATATTATCCTTCTCCTTGTCTATGCGCTTGCGCTGCTCCTCCGGATCCACGATATTCTCCTCGATGATGATATTCTCCCAATAATCCTTATCAATCTCCACCAAGTACTTAACCCCTGCATGATTACGGATCTTCGCTTTCTTACCCTTTCCGATTAGTCTCTTGAGGTCATACCAATCGCCCCGGAAGATAGCCGTATAATACGGCGTGGGATAATACTGCATCCCCGGAGTAGGGAAACGCATCACCACCGCAAACTTACGTCGGTCAGTGCGCATCATCGTCAACCCGTCAACGCCCGGAGCACGCCCCATCAGCACCTCCAGGTGTCCGAGAGGATTCTTCTCATCGAGGAGCTGCAGCACCTCGACATCCTTACGGTTAAGGACTGTCCGCTTTCTCCAGTTTGCATAAAACACATGATTAATACGCCCACGCCCGTCAGCCTTTTCAAACCGACAATACTGAGCATCCTTGTGTCGGATCTGCACAATCCTCTCACCCCTTCTGTCAAGGATGATGACAGCGACAGCGAAAAAGTAATATTTCATGTCGGTTGCCTGCTCTATGAAAAACTCCTTGAGAGAGTTGCACATGCACCACCTCCCGATCTCACCGCGCACAGGCTCACCCGTCGCAACGTCAGTATAACGCAATCCTGACCCGTAAGCTGTAAGGACATTGAAGAACATATTTTGAGACATGATCTCATCAATGGCAATAGCCTTCGCCAGATGATACGGAGTCCGGTTATCCGGACCAAACGGAATAAACTGAAACGACTTCTCCCAGCCGGGCACCGGCTGGGCATCCACCCCGAAGGAATCCTCATCAAACACCGTCGACGAGTCCTCCACAGTAGACATAGCCACCTTCGCCGGAGATTCCGGAAGGTCAAGAACCTCCATCCGTGGGTAATAATTCAACTTAGGCTCCTTCATCGGTACACCTCCATTCCGTTGATTTCAAACATCGTCACATCCCGGAACTCACGTTTCTCGCGGCTAATCGGCAACTCCACCCTGTGAGTCCCGGCTCGACGGTTACGACCTATGCAGATAACATTGTCATACGTCAGGATATCACCCGTTGAGAGCTTCCAGCACCTGAGAGTCACACGCTCCCCTGTCTCAAGCAATTTAATCGCCTCGGCGAAATGTATCACATACCTCTTATCAGTCTCCATCACTCAAATTTACGGTCAAAATACTTATCAAAAATCCGTGGCTGACGATACGCCTCAATCCTACCACCAGCCATAACCCTACGATACGTAATCTTAAGATTACTCAACGTCGAGTCATCATTGTCATACTTTAGATCCTGGTCAGTCACCACAATCTCCTCCGGCTCCCCTGAGTCATTAATCAGATAAACCTCGCGCGAACGCGCAAGATCCTCGACAACCGGCTCCAAACCCCGGAGTATAAAACCCGTCATGGCGGTAATCTCCGGCTCCTCCGTGACATCATACACCGTCATCCTCCTGGCGACAGACACCGTTGACCTGGTTATCTTAGTATCGTTAGATTTGGTACCAAGAAAATGCACAACGTCCAATCCACCGAACGAATTGCGGAAAAGAATCGAAGGGTCCGGCTCCGGAAGGTCACGTCTCACCCGGAACCTCGCGATACGGTTGCCGCACCCTATGACCAGAGAAACCAACTGCCCCAGCTCCTCCACCTCATACTCATCAGGGCGAAACTTGATGTAGCCATACCCGGCAGACTCATTGCGAAGGAAATCACGGGTTATCAGCTCCGTGCCGTTGAAGTAAGTAGCCCGGGTAACAAACTGGTCATCCGCCTGAAGGTAATAAGACAGATACTCATATCTGCCGGGACAAATATCCCTCTCCTCCATCGCCGTAGTCAAAAAATACTCCTCCACAAACATGTTAGCCGGTATATTTACCTCAGAACGGCACGGCAACAGGCGGCATTCATGCCGCGCCTCCGGAGAACCCTCCGCGAACCATGGAGACACCAGCTCAACACCGTTGGCAATAAAGCGGAACACCTCACGACACGGCTCACCCTCCACATACGACTCAAGAACCCGATCAATGTCATATATCGTGACCTTGCCGGAATTGTCTGGGTAATAAGTCGCAGAGAAGATCCTGCGCTGCGCCTTCAGGTCCCCCATCAAGATTTGGAAATATACAGATGACTCACCTGCGCAATCCAGCTCAATACGCCGGAGCTCGCTCAGGAAGGCAATCGGGGCAATATGTTGCACAATGTTAACAGCCATCTCTCAAAGTTTTACGCAAAGATAGCCGCCACAACCCTCATATAAAAAGACACAAAAGAGAAGAAAGAGGTGGTGACGACTACCTCACGGCACCCGCCACCCAGTTGGATTTTCAATTTTATATCGTTAAAATGTAAAAAAATGTGTTCAAAAAAAATCAATCATCGTCGCTCTCCTCCTCATCAGAAGGACAGAGATTGTCATCGACGTGCCTCATAGCCCAGACCGGCGGCAGATCCCCGTCAAAATAGAGCTGATAACCCATCATCAGCAACACATCAGACACAGTATTGATTTCCACCTCACGCACACCCGATAGAGTCTCCTGAATTGAGCGACTTGACTCATTGTCGAGCGACATCCAGGCAGGGATGATCGGACGGAACTGGCGGAGATACATCGCAACGAAAACAGCATCCACAGGCAGACCCAACTCGTCATGATGATACAGGATAACCTCAATCTTATTCATGTAGTTAAGATTCCGGAACATTGACATTATCTCCTGAGCCGTTGTCTCGTCATTAATCGAGTCTAAAAACTTATCAATAGTCATAGCGCACCTCCTTTCCCTGCAAAATTGATTCCGGACGGACGGACGGACGGACGGACGGACGGACGGACGGCGAAAGAAATCAAATAATCTCATAACTCACCCTCCTCTAATTTAGCGTAAGACATCTTGAGACAGAACACGGAGATGAGCACTGCAGCCATGCAGAAAAGTAGGTCAGCCACAAATGCAGAGAACCCGGTGAAGACCATCCCCACAAAAGTAAGGGCACCGGCAATCGCGAATAGCGACATGCCTAAATGGTCGCAGATCCTGCGGACTGCGGAGCGCAGAATCACATTGCCGCGCATCCAAAAATGTTTGACACTGGAGAAAGCTGACTTCACGAAGTTCACTTCGCGAACACTTGCCAGATTGAGGCTCTGACGGGCTCCTAATGAAATTGCCTTCATCGTTTGTGGTTTTTCGCTAAATGGCAGAAGAAAACGGCTGCCATATCCGTTTCGCGAAAAACCACAAACGTCGCTCCGATGAGCAAAGAATGCTTTTAGATATGGACAGCCGTAAACTGTACTATAGGGATATGTCAGGCATAAAAAAAAGCCCGACAAGATATGTCTGAGCCGATAACCGAGACTCAACGGAAACGACATACGTTTGTGATTTTTCGCACCACAAAGGTACGCAGAATTTTCTGATTCCGCAAGAGAATCCACGAAAAAATTTCCGGATAAACCGGAAGCGGCAGCGCGGAGAATCACATTGCCGCGCATCCAAGAATGTTTGACACTGGAGATTGCAGACTTCACGAAGTTTACTTCGCGAACACTTGCCAGATTGAGGCTCTGACGGGCACTTAACGAAATTGCCTTCATCGTTTAGGTGGTTTTAGCGTAAACGGCAGAAGCGGCTGCCATATCCGATTGTCTGCTAAAACCACCTAAACGTCGCTCCGAGAGCTAAGATTTAGAAACGGATATGACAGCCGCAATGGGTGTCGTTATATGTATGTAGGGCATAAAAAAAGCCCGACAAGATATGTCTGAGCCGATAACCGAGGCTCTGCGAGAACGATAACCCGTTCAGGTGATTTTAGCACCACAAAATTACGAATTAATTTTGAAAGTGCCAAACATCGGGACGAAAAAAATAAATTATTTATTAAGCGAACACTGAATTTATCCAAGCATACACCTTGTCTGCATTCTTGCCAGGTCTTAAATTCAGAGTCAACTCAACCCCATTATATCTATAAGTAACATAGACTTCCGACGTATCCTTCTTACGAGCCCCAAGTGCACCACCGACAATAAGTCCGAGACCACCTGTCAACATTCCTCCGACAATTGCGCCTGCGGCAGTCTTACCAACACTTCTTTGTCCGGATTTCTCATTAGAGATTGCCACTATCATATCTTTCGAGATTACAAACCTATCACCTGATCGAGTCAAAACAATATTGGAATCTTCAATTCCAAACTTCACCGTTCCCGGTGTCGTCCAACGAGGATACCCTCCAAGATATTCAACATCAAATCCGTCAGACATCATCTTCTTTTCCAATGATTTCTTTTTCTCCGCAATAACCTGCTCTACAGACATACCTCTATCCTTAGCCTCGGCACTATTGCTTGCCACACTTCCAACAATAAATATAAAGAAAACAAACAACAGAAGCCAGAACAGCCAAGTAAATTCCAAATCCCCCTCATCGTTGACTGTACAAGAAGTCAACATCATGGGAACGACAGATAAGACATAATAAAACTTTTTCATAAGCAAATGATGTTAAGAGTTAAAATCTCCGCAAATATAGCACAAAATATTCCAAAATCAATAATTAATATTGGAATATTTGCACAGTTCAAATAATTGGCTTACCTTTGCACACGTCAAATTTGGAATTGCATTGTTAACACCTCCGCAATTCAAATCCTTCCTTTGCCGTCCAAGGAAGTGTACATACCCTGACCAAAGGAACAGAGCCCGGGAGGTAGTAGACCCCGGGCTTTTTTCGTGCCATACTACCACGGCATGATCCAACGCCGGTTCTTACGGCAGAAAGGAGGTGTTATGATGCAAACATCCAAATTTGACGAAAGAGAAGGAGGTCATTATATTTTCAGACGCTACATACGCAAAAATGGCAGACGAATCTACCCCACCCACGGGAAAGCCTTCCGTATCTGGGTGAAGGACGAACTCTAATCTCGAGGGGCGTATCTACTGCGCCCCTTTTTTCATGCCGCAAAAATCCCCACAAATATTGAGATAGCACAAACTAAAAAAATCAGTTGTAAAGCTAAGCCTTACAACTGACCCAAATTATTAGTTATCACTTTCGAAGAAATTACACTGACCGACCACCCACTTGCCGCCGTCAGAGTCGGCAAGCACATTATAAACCCGGCAACCCCACTCCTCCGGGAGCCTGTTGTCAATAATCTCATGCGGTGAGATCCTTATGTTGGTCAGGTCATGTTCCTTCCCAAAAATATTCAATCTCTCATCTATGACCCTTGCCATGTCAGCCAAATCCCTCACCTCCGTCGTTGTCTCCAACGACTCATGGAGGAGTTCACGCTGGAACCGGAATAGCTTACGTCTTTGGCTCATCAACGGCTTCGACCGCACCACCTCGAACTCAATTCCGAGAGCCGCGAAGATCCGCGAATACGTGTCAATGGTGGCGTTAGCCCTACCACCCTCGATGCGCGAAAGATGTGACTGCTGGAGACCTGTAAGCTCCGCAAGCCTGTCAACCGACAATCCTGCTCGCTGTCTTGCCTCGCGGATCCGTGCCCCGACACTCCTCCGGCAGATCCTCGCCGGGTCATCCGTCCACGGAGCAAGCCGTGGCAGACCCATAAAATTGACACCTTCCACATCAGAGTCATCAACACGCCAAGATATATCAGTTATCTTATCCGGAGATACCGGAAGACCCTCCTGTTGCCAGTCCCACGGTGTAAAGATCCAATCCTCATTCGCAAAGTGAACGAAAGGCACCATCATTATAGAATCCTTATAAATAAGGTTAGCCACGACAAACTCTGCATCAGGCTCCACCATCACAGATCTCAATATCTCCACACCCCTAAGATCCTGCTCGAAACCCAAGAGCGAAATCAACTTATCCTCAGTCATAAAGTAATCAGTTTAATTGTGATGTCATATCGGAAGACACATTCCCATCCTCCCACCGAATCCAACGGCAGAACCATTCTATTGCAGCGTCAAGAATATCACGCTGCATCACCTCATCAGCTCCGGCGGCAGAATAATGTATCACCGCAATATAAGTTTCCTTCTCGCCCGTCAACTCATTGCGGTAGACAAAAGTCTTGCAAATAACACCGGGATTCGGCTTAAACATCCCGTTCTCAAACATTTCTATAACCGTCGCGCTCCTAACGTGATAAATCACGTTGCGCCCCTCAAGCATGTTGCCGGCATCCTCATGGTCGGCACCATCCAGCCACGCCCATTCAGGTAGCGTGGCTGAAATCATCTTATACCTTTTAGTCATCAATATCTTTTCTCTATATCGTAATAATATACATCGAACATGAAAGACTCATCGCCCTTCAGATACTCAAGATCCGAGTCGTAAGTATATAATCCATACTTGCCGGAACTGAGGATGCCCTTCAGCCACCCAGCCCTCTCAGGCTGCTCATCCCCGATCTCGTCAAGCCAAGACTGCGCATCCTCCTCAGACTCTATCCAAATCATATTATCATTGGCGACATTCCTGACGATCCTTTCAAGCCCGGCGATAGCCTCCTCCTTCGTCGCGAAGGTGTCAACAACCTCCTTACGGTCATCGCCGTCACGTCTTTTGGTTATCTGATACTGGTCAGGATTAGAGTAAAATGGATTGTCATTGACCATGACGAAAGCACCCATTTCTGTGCCGTTGCCATCAACCATGACGAAGATCCTTGCCGGAAGCTTATAAAATATATCGAAATCAAGTCTTTCAGCCCACGTCTCAAAATCCTCATCCCCGGCAGTCAACTCAATGAGATCAGCAGCCTCATCAAGAATATTCGCAACATCGTTCATCTCGTCATTAGACTCCACAGCGAACGGGTCGCCGTTGAAAGTTGCCACGCTGATTTCCTTCACACTGATCTCATGCTTATCTGTATATGTCATGTCCGTTTTGCCGACTTTATCCTGCTGGCGCCGCAGTTCTTAGTTTCATTTTGGTACTGCAAAGTTAACACTTTATTTTGAATTATGCAATATATTGCATGAAATAATTAAATATTTCACATATTTTAACAATAATAACAAAAAACAGCCCGCATCACTGCGCGCTGCCCTCAACTACATTGTTAAACAAATATTTAAAAACAGAACGATTATACATCATGAAAAATTATAGAATTGCTTAGTCTCCTTCATCATCGTCATCCTCGATATAATCATAAGCATCTGAAGGGAACTTCCCCGTCAGATCCTTATAATCATTATCGAGACGTGAGATCCTATCCTCGCACACAGCACCTTTCTTAGAGATACTGCGCAAAATCTCCATATTTCTAACCCGCTTAAGCAGGATATTTCGAGATTTCCGTATCTTTTCACAGTCTGACACAAAATAATTAGTCAGACTATCGTAAATCTTCAGCACCCTACTATTTCTCAACACCTCGTCAGGATCATGAGGCTCCAGGATAAACAGAGAGAACACCCATCCCAGACAATACCACAATGTCAACGAAAAGTAAGTGTCCTCCCCGTCAGGAGTCAAGAACTTAGCCGTATTAAGAGCCTCAGAAAGAGTCTTATCATTAATCATTTTTTTAACCACATCCTCAACATTACCATCGCCCAAAATAGCTCTGGCAATCGGCTGCATGGGCACAAGGTATCCCGGCACCGGAGAAATCAGTATATCAACGCCATTAACACGGCAAACAATATCAGTCTTAAATACCATAATAAACAAATTAACAAGTTAAAAAATATTTGAGAGATAGACCCCGGTCAGGCGAACCCGACCGGAGCCTGGAGTATATGGAAAAGGCTTAATCAGTTGGCACCTCAATAACCTCATTACGTTTCTTTCTGACCTTGAAAATTTCATCATCAATCTCCTCTACACGAGATTTCAGTTTCTCGATCGCTCCCTCGTGGTAATCAATACTCTTGAGAGCCTGCACCTGCTCATTAAGCAAAGCAATCTCCTTTTCAAATGTCGAAGATCCACCCTTAGGCGAATCCTTCAGCAAATCAGCGAATGCCTTATAACATAACTCCCGAAGGAACTCAGCATTTGACCTTGTGGAATTAGTCAAGTTGATCGACACAATCCATCCCAAGACATAATCAATAGGCAGACACACCGTTTGCTGCAACCACCGTCCGCAACCATCAACGCCGCATACGTTCTCCGTATACATAGCAGGAGAAAACAAACTACTTTTCCGCAGGATGACAACCTGCTCAGTGTAGTCAATCCCCAATGCCTGACATATCTGGAAAATCGGAACACCCCGTTTTACATCGTCGCAAATACCCAATGGCACACTTTCAATTGTGCAAAATACGTTACTATCCATACACTCTAATTTTAATAATTGATTTTGGAATTATTTCCACCGCAAAGTTAATAAAAACTTTTGAATAATTGCGAGTAAAACTAACAATTTTACTCGCAAAAAAATAGTAAAAAAATGAGAGACCGGCAAAGCCGATCCCTCATCCTCTCGGAAATACCCACTGGTTAAAATATGTATGAATTGAAAGTTCTGCAAAGTTAACACAAAATTTCGATAAACCAATTAATACTGCATGAAAAAAGGGAGTCAAATCCTTGACTCCCTGAACTAATATTTATGAAAAACTCGAGGTCGCGATTCGCATCGCAACAACTACCCTCACGGGTTTCTATCCTTAAAATTTTACCATGTAAATTCCTATAGATAAACTCTTAACTCTTTCAATCACATTACTTTTTACGACAATAAATCATAAAAATCATAATTATTGCACACGGTAGCATCAGTGGCAACGCCACGAGCCACCACGGAAGGTCATAGACTCCGCAGATCTTAACGCTCAAAAGGACAAAGCACGTCAGAGCCCACACCCAGAAAAACGACATTTGTTTCATGATTTTTGCCATCAAAAAGAAAAGATTAATATCACAATAGAATTACATCGCAAAATTAGCAAAATTGCGCGAAAAATCAGCGAGCAAAACCAACAATTTTGCTCAAAAATCCATAAAATTGCGAAGAACCGCGTAAAAACCACCCGTACACACGAAATTATGTTAAATAGACCTGTCCGCACGCGAACCCCAAAAGAGCCCTACCCATAACAGGTTCCGCGTCCTGCACCATGCCCCGGAAGGGGCGGAAGGGGGGATGCAAGGGGGGAAGGAACAACCCCCATGCTGCGCGTCCGACCGGGCAGAATACCGGTACCGCGTCCAGTTCCTTGCCCCCTGAGGGGCGGGAGGGGGTGCAGGGGGAGGGAAAGCCCCCCTGCTGCTCCAGAAGACCGGGCACAAAAAAAAGGGAGCCGAAGCCCCCTAACGGTCACAAACAATCGTCACAACCGCCCGTTATCCATATAGCTGTAATAATCATCCTTAGTAATAATGATATGGTCAAGCATCTTGATTTTCATAAACTTGCAGGCATCGCTCAAATCTCGCGTT